TCCTCAAATAGATACACCTCACTCAAGAAGAAGAGTATCTCTTGCGGATTACGAATTTGCTGATCTTATTGATCAACAAGACAAAGTAAGACTCTTAATTGATCCTACTTCATCTTATGCTCAAGCTGCTGCTATGGCAATGGGTAGAGCAATGGATGATGTGATTATTGCAGCTGCAACTGGTACTGCCTTTACAGGTGAAACTGGTGCAACTTCAACTGCGGCTCAAACAGCAATCGCTGCTGGTGGAGCTGGTTTAACTATTGCGAAATTAAGAACTGCTAAGCAGACTTTTGATCTAGCAAGTGTTGATCCTTCAATCCCTAGACACATTGTTGTGGGACCAGAGCAAATCACAAACCTTTTATCAACTACTGAAGTAACAAGTTCAGATTTCAATACTGTAAAAGCATTAGTACAGGGTGAAATCGACTCGTTCCTTGGGTTTAAATTTACTGTATCAAACAGACTTGCAAAATCTGGCAATGACAGAACTTGCATAGCTTTCGCACAAGATGGAATCACTCTTGCGATTGGAAAAGACGTATCAGCTAGAATAGACGAAAGAGCAGACAAATCTTACGCTACTCAAGTATACTACTGCCAATCAATCGGTGCTACTAGAATGGAAGAAGCAAAAGTTCTTGGTATAGTATGTCAAGAAGCATAATAGGAGGATATTAATATGGCTACAGTTTATTCGATACAAAAGACTAAATGGGATCAGAACGTACCTTCCGAAAAGATAGACACTACTGAACTAAGTGGTAGAGTAAGAGTTGCTCATGCAGAATATGAAGCATCTTCTCTAGCATCTGGTGATGTGATTCAAATGTTTAATTTACCAAATGGTTCAAGAATCATTTCTGGTAGATTAGCACATGACGCATTAGGTGGTTCAACTACTTTGTCAGTTGGTTATGCTGCTCACAATAATGCCGCTGGTACTGCTGTAAGTGCTTCAGCTGCTGCTTATAAAGCAGCTGCTGCTTCTACTTCTGCAACTGCAGTTAACGCTGCAAATACTATTGCATTAGGTGAAAACTCACTTGTAGACGCTGATAAGGATGGACTTCCTGTTTCAGTAACTATGGGTGGTGCTGCAGGTACTGGTACTATTCAATTAACTATGATGTACGTTATAGATTAATTACTAAAATTTTAGGGGGTGGAAGCGAGAGTGGAAACCCCCTAGAGTGCATGAAAAAGATACAAGATTTAAAACCTGTATTACATTTTAAAAAAAATAATTATGTATACAGATATGTGTTAGTAGATAGGTTTCAAAATGATTCTAAAAATCATTATGGCTTTGATACTAAAGAAAAGAGAACAACAGAAGAAATATTTGCTTTAGAAAAAGATAGACAGATAAGGCGAAAGTATATTATAAGGAAGTAGTATGGCATCAACAGTAGACATTTGTAATGGAGCATTAAATCAACTAGGTGCTACAACTATACTTTCACTTACAGAAGATTCAAAAAACGCTAGACTTTGTAACTCAAGATATACTCAAGTAAGAGATGGTGTGTTTAGATCACATCCTTGGAACTGTTTACAAAAAAGAATTGAACTAGCAGCAGACACTACAGCTCCAGCATGGGGTTTTAGTTATGCTTACACACTACCATCAGATTGTTTAAGACTACTTAGAATATTAGATTACGATTCTAATTACAAAGTAGAAGGTAGAAAAATATTATCTAATACATCTAGTATGAAAATATTATACATTGCTAGAGTTACTGATCCCAATGAGTATGATGAATTACTAAGAGAAACTTTATCTGCTGCATTAGGTGCAGACATTGCTTTTGGAATTACCTCTAATAATCAAACAGCTCAAAATATGTATCAACTGTTTCAAGATAAATTAAGAGATGCTAGATTTGTAGATTCAACTGAAGGTCAAAATGTTGAACAAGATTTAGGTATGACAGATGCTATAGACGCAGGTAGTTTTATTAACTCAAGGTTTTAATAAATGGCTAGAGTTGCAGTTCAATTAACGAACTTTACAGGCGGTGAGCTATCTCCAAGATTAGATGGTAGAAATGATTTAGCAAAGTATTCTTCTGGTTGCTCAACCTTAGAAAATTTAGTTGTCTATCCTCATGGCTCGGCAGCTCGTAGACCAGGTACAACTTTTGTTTCTGAAGTAAAAGATAGCACAAAAAAAACAAGATTAATTCCTTTTGAATTTTCTACAACACAAACTTATATGCTAGAGTTTGGTGATCAGTACATAAGATTTTATAAAGACAATGGTCAAATATTATCTGGTGGTTCAGCTTACGAAATATCTACACCATACTTAGAAGCAGAACTATTTGATTTAAAATTTGCACAGAGTGCAGACGTTATGTACATTTGTCATCCTAATCATGAAGCAGAAAAATTATCAAGAACAGGTCATACATCTTGGTCGCTTACAGATGTAGATTTTTTAGATGGTCCATACTTAGATACCAATATATCTACAACAACAATTACTATGTCAGCTCACACAGTTGGAACTGGTAGAACTATGACAGCTAGTGCGGTTACAGGTATTAATGGTGGTTCTGGTTTTTTAACAACAGATGTTGGAAGATTAGTTAGGTTTAGAGATGGTTATGGAAAAATAACTGCAAGAACAAATACAACAGTTGTAACTGTAGAAATATTAGAAGATATGGGTTCATCAAGTGCATCTATTGATTGGTCTTTAGGTGCGTTTTCAGATACCACAGGTCATCCTTCTTGCGTAACCTTTTTTGAACAACGATTAGTATTTGCTGCAACAATAAACAATCCACAAACAGTTTACTTTTCAAAGTCTGGTGATTATGAAAACATGGATGCAAATATAGGTGGAACGATTGCAGATGATGATGCAATTATTTATACGATTGCTTCTAACCAAGTTAATGCTATTCGTTTTATGACAGCAACAAGAACTTTAATTATTGGTACAGCAGGTGGTGAGTTTGCAGTATCTGGAGGTGGTGCAGACAATGCTATTACTCCAACTAATATTTTAATTAAAAAACAATCTAACCATGGTGCAGCTAATGTAGATGCTATTGCCGTAGGTAACGCTACACTATTTTTACAAAGAGCTAGAAGAAAAATTAGAGAACTAGCTTACAACTTTGATGTTGATGGTTATGTAGCTCCAGACATGACAATCCTTGCCGAACACATTACTGAGGGTGGTTTAACACAAGTTGCATATCAACAAGAACCTAATCAAATTATTTATGCAACTAGAGAAGATGGAGAGTTAGTAGGATTAACATATCAAAGAGAGCAACAAGTAACTGCTTGGCACAGACATATTTTTGGTGGAAGATTTGGTATAGCAACAATTACAGTTTCTGATTATGCAAATATTGCAACTGGAACTAAATTAACTTTAACGAAATCTGATGGCACAACTGTAGACTTTAATTCTACCACAGGAACTGCTGGAACTAATGAATTTAAAACTCAAACTAATAATGATACTACAGCAACTAATTTAAAAAATGCAATCAATGCTCATGCTAATTTTACTGCAACAGTATCAAGTGCAGTAGTAACTGTTACTGAAACTGTACACGAAGCAACAGGATATTTAACGATTAAAAGTTTTGATACTACACGACTAACTGCAACAAGCGAAGGTAAGGCAGTAGTAGATAGTGTGGCGGTTATTCCTACAGATGACAAAGAATATCAAACATGGGTAATTGTTAAAAGAACAATAGATGGTACAACTAAAAGATATGTTGAATACTTGAATGAACTTGATTTTGACCAAACAGATAATACTACATTTAATTTTTTAGATAGCTCATTAAGCTATAGTGGATCACCAGCTACAAATATTTCTGGTCTAACACATCTTGAAGGTCAAGTTGTTTCTATATTAGCAGATGGTGCAACACACCCCAATAAAACTGTAAGCTCTGGTGCAATAACTTTAGATCGTGCATCAAAGAATGTTAAAGTAGGTTTAGCATTTACATCTTTATTGCAGACTATGAGAATAGATGCTGGATCACAAGATGGTACATCACAAGGTAAAACTAAAAGAATATATGATATTACAGTTAGAATGTTTGAAACAATAGGTATAGAGGTAGGACCAGATTTATCAGAGATGGAAAGAATACCTTTTAGAAGTTCTGCTGACTTAATGGATGAAGGTATACCACCATTTACAGGAGACAAAGAGGTAGAGTTTAGAGGAAACTACGAGACAGATGGTTTTATTTATGTTAGACAAACTCAACCTTTACCTTTTACAATTTTATCGTTATACCCAAGGTTAGTAACAAATGATGGATAATATACTACATATAGTGCCTTATACTGCACAGCATGGAAAATTTATTTTATCATGTCAAATGAACCATAAAGTATTAGAAGCAGATAGACATTATATCAATGTTGATGGTGATGCTAAAAACTTAGTACAAGATCATTTAGCATTTACTGGTATCGTTAATGACAATCCTATCTTTGCTGCAGGAATGAAAATGATTTGGGGTCAAGTTGCTGAAGGTTGGGTGATTGCAACAAGTGAGATGTGGAAACATCCACTAGGTGTTGCTAAAGCAATTAAAAAAGATTTTGCAAGAGTTGCTAAAGAAAATAATATTACTAGAGTTCAATCTGCAATCAGAAAAGATTTTAAAGAAGGTTTAAGATTTGCAGAGTGGTTAGGTTTAGAAAAAGAAGGTCTGATGAGAAAGTGGGGATTTGATGGCTCAGACCAATATATGTATGCGAGGTTATTCTAATGGGATGGCAGGCAGCAGTAGTAGGTGCATTAGGTGTAGCACAATATCAACAACAAGGTGCTATTGGTAAATACAATCAAGGTGTTGCTAATCGTAATGCTTTAGTAAAAGAACAGGAAGCAGAAATATTAGATAATAAATTAAATTTAGAACTTGCTCAATTTGATAAAAAATTTGCAAAACTACAAGGAAGTCAAATAGTTCAAACATTAAAATCTGGTGCAGAATTTTCTGGTACAGCAAGAAATATACAATTATCAAATTTATATGAAGCTGAAGTAGAAAAAGATATTGCTAGATATAATACTGAAATAGGTAAAAGTAGAAAATTTGAAGAAGCAAACTTTGCTAGAATATCTGGTGAAGTTGCTAGACAACAAGCTAAACTTGCACAACTTGGAACACTTGCGTCTACTGGTACAAGTTTATTAACTATGAGTCAATACACATAATGAGAAATTATAAATCAGAATATAAAAACTACCACTCTAAACCAAAACAAAAAAAGAATAGAGCTAGTAGAAATGGTGCAAGAAGAATTATGAAAAAAAAACTTGGTAATAGTATATTGGGTAAAGATATAGATCATAAAGATAGAAACCCTAGAAACAATAGTAGAAGTAATTTAAGAGTAAGATCCAAATCTTCTAACAGATCAAGGAATAAATAATGCCAAAGATACCTACATTTACATCTGAATCAACAATAACATCTCAAGGACCAAGCGTTACTACTAATTTACAAATACCTTTATCACAAACTGTTGGTGCTGCTTTACAACCTGTATCTGACTTTGTTCAAAAAGAATATATTAAAGAAAAAACTTTAGAGGAAAATAATAAAGTAGATAAATTAATTGCCGATTCTTATAAAGATAATGAAAATGGTCCAAATGGTTTTTTAACTCTATCAAGTGAAACTGG